AACAAACGGTCCTGCCGCCGTTGCCGTAACCGATAATCCGTCAGTATGTAATGTTACCGTTGTACCGATAAGTGTCTTTGCGATTGTTGCTGTCGATGTTGTCTCAAAATAATCTGTAGGATGAACCGCCATAACGGGATATAATCCTTTTTCGTTCTTTTCACCCATGCAGATATATGTAACCTCATCTTTTGCCGTTGCTTTTGTAAGTTTTCCGCTCGCTGTCTTAAGCGCCTCTCCGATTGTAAGAGCTTCGGCAGCTTCCATATAAACGTGCGGATTAACGTCCGCCACGTCTCGTTTTGCTATTTTAAACATTATTTATGCCTCCTTTTGTAATCTGCTATTATTTTTTTATCGTCCCATTCGGGAAAGAAATGTTTGTATTCCGCAAAAACATCATCGGGAATATATTCTTCTCCCTTACTGTTGTCCGCCGTAGTCTGCAAGTGCCTTTTGCCGTTTGCCTGATTAACTGCCGCCTGTCTTACGCCTGCTTTCTGCGCTTCCGTTATTTCTGTGCGGTGTATCAAGTAATAGGCGTCCGCTATGCTTAACCCGCGCTTTAAATAATCGACTATTCCGCTTTCTTTTATATCTTCAACCTTTTTGATTTCACAAGCGGGATATTCTTTGTTTAATGCGTCGATATCAGCCTGCATTCTTGCCCTGCCGTTTTCAACCTGCGCCTGTCTTTCCATCTGCTGCATTTTCACAGCCATTGCCCTTGAAGCCTGCATATTGGGACTGTTGTTTATTAATCCCTGTACATAACGGTCAAAATCTTCCGCTGTTGCGGTTCCGTTTCTTATGCCGTCAAATATATTCTGCGTTGTCTGCTGTTTTTTGTGTTGTGCTAATTCGGCATTGTACTGACGTTTATACGCAAAAAATTCTTCGGGAGACTGTATCGGTCTGCCCGTATAGGGATTAATCTTGTTAAACGCTTCCCTGTATTCCTGTTCTAACGCCGTATCCTGTGCCGTCTGCGCTCTCCTCTGCGGCATTGGCGGCTGCTCTTCTTGATGTTCGCTGTATTCTTCTGTTTCTTCGTCCTGTTCTTCCGTCTGCTCTGTAGGTTCTTCCGTATCCCCCATAGGCTCAGACATATCTTCTGTATCTTCCGTCATTTCTTCCGATAAATCTTCGTCTGTCAATTCTTCCTCTGCCAATGCGTTAAATTCTTCTTCGGTCATTTCTTATGCCCTCCTCATTTCTTTGCCCTAAGGTCTCCGCCTTTTTTGCTTACAGGCTTTTTGCTTTCGCTTTTAACGTCAGCTTCTACATACATTGCGTTTTTATTTGTTACTTTTCCCTTTAAAGAATTAGTACCCTTGCCCATTGCTCTACCTCCTTTCCGCTTGTTTACTTAATGTATGAACAGTTCGTTCCATCGGACTTTGTCCTTGAAACTCTCTGTTCTCCTCGGTTGGGCAAAGCTCGCCCTACGGTTTTTAAACCGTATTGTGAATATAAAAATAAAGCCTTTTTACGTCTTGCTCGGGACGAGATGATTATGGATCGCCGCCTTTCTCTGTTAAGCGTAAATCCCCTCGGATTTCCGCTTGCCACTGTATGTATGAACAGCTCTTCGGATAAAATATAAATTTTTCCTCATTCGCTGTTCTCCTCGGCGAAGAACGCGGTCTCCGCCTGCGGTTTAACCTTATTAATTCCGAATTATCAGCATTTATCTTTTATTACTTCTATATTTTTTTCATATTCGGGGCATTGGCTGTTGCGGCAGCGGGAAATTACCTTGTACCCCTCCTGTGTTTCCTGACCCTTGTATACTTCCATTTCCAGATTGCAATGCTTGCATTTCATTTGACTGCGCCTCCTGTTGTTCTTTCTGTTCTTTCAAATTCTGCTTGATGTTTCCTGCGTTTGGATAGTGGTATCTTTCCAGTGTCGCCCAGTACAATATCCTTGTATCTATATTGGCAGGGTCTCCGAATGCGCCGCTCTGGTATGCCTCTTTCGTTGAGTTCCATAACGCTTCCCTGTTCTGTGCGTTATTGTTTGTCGTATCGACGCTGAATAAAAAATCATCATTCCAGTATAATTCCCCTGCCGCATCCCTTTCAAGAAAATTGTATCTGTCGAACATACCGTATTCTATATCCCCTATAGGATTCTGTCTTTTTGTTGCCCTCGGTTCATCGGCGTATGCAAGCATGAATTTAAACATCATTTCAAAAAGCTCCTGATATGCCGCCTGTTTCATAACTCGTTTACTTTCCAGTCTGCCTGCCGTCTGAGCTGCCGCAAACTGTTTAGCCGCTCCCGACTGCGCCGTACTGTCTTTTCTTCCCTGAAAACTGTCCGTTATTCCGATTGTCTCCCTTGCCGCCTGATACGCCACATCCATAAACGCCATATCGTTGGAAATGTTAGCCTGTATGTTCAGCACATCAATCATTTGTTTCTGAGACGGGTCTTCCAATTCTATAACCTTTAATTCCTCATCGCTTTTTCTTGTATTAACACCTACGGGGAATGTTACATAAGAACCGCCCTTTAAAAGCTTCTCCTGCATTTTATCGCCCAGTTTTTTAATCATTTCCTGCTGGTCTTTTATACTGTCTACATCGGAACCGCCCAACAGAGCGCCGCTTTTCGATATATTTCTGCGGAGAATTACAGGGTACTGCGTCAGCTTGTAAATCGGAACTTCGTTCGGTCTCGCCTCTTCGATTATGCCGTATTCCGTCATGGCGTTTCCGAACTCGTCAAACATTTCCGCACCTGTTTCGTCTGTTACGGGTATATCCCCATATACAGGAGCCGTCATCTGCGATATATATTCTCGCTGTCCGCCGTTTATCTCTATATCTATGTCCCTGTCAAGCTGCGTTGTTTCCTGTATTCTGTGTTCAAATGCCCGACTTTCGCATACGGGGCATATCCTTTCGTCTTCCGTTACTGTGTTACCGCACTTTTTGCAGTACTTTAAACGCCTTGCAAAGTAATCGGGTAAAGACTGTACTTCCGTATCGCCTACCCAACGATACACGCCGATACCACCGTTTTTATTCTTATAGTAGGCTGTTACAAGCGTAACAAGTTCATTGGACGTTATATCCGTGTCGCCGTCGCCGCTTCTCACCTCGGGGAACTCCTCATCTTCGGAAAATACGTCGACATTATATCGGCGTTTAATCTCTTTTTTTGTCGTCCCCGTAAGCACAAATATATAATCCATGTCCTGTATATTGTTTACACCTGCCTGCGGTATTACCTGTCTCGGGTGCAGTAACGAAACCTTTAAACCGCCCACCGTATCATGGGTATGGCGGTCATTATCCCACTCCACAAGGAAGAAGTCGCCGCCCTGTATAGGCGTTGTACGTTCGTCCATATCGTTTATTTTCTCAAAAGGCAGATAATCCAGTTCGTTTCTTAAAAACGCCTCTATGGTCATTGCTCTGTCCTCGTCTTCGGGTCTTTTTGCGCTGACTTTCGGCAACGGTATGGAGCTGTCAACCTCCGCTTCTATTATCTCGCCGACGATATTCCTGACATAATTACTTTTTTTCGCCGCTTTTCCGTCAATTCCCGAAATCTGTTTAGTGCCGTTATACAATGCGTCTCTCTCAGCCATTTTATTCAGTTCGTTTTCATATTCGGAACGGTTGCTTCTTAACCTGTCCTGCCATTTTTTCAGATTAGAACCGCCTTTATTGTTTCCCATTTAATCACCCCTATAAAAAAGAACCCGATTAACGGCAATTGAGCCGATTAAAACGGATTCCCCCATCTTTTTATTAATTCTTTTCGTCCTTCGGCGTTTGAATTATAGTAGTCCTCCCATTGGTCGGCTTCCCAACGCACTTTTTTTGCATTTCCTTTTTCAATGGTCATTGCCTGTTGTCCTCTTATGCCGTATGTTATTGCCAATCCCATTACAAGGTCATCATGTTCGCCGTCCTCTGCCTGTGCCTTGCCCTTTATCTTAACAAATGAAAGCATTTCACGAAGCGTTGCAACGTCATTAATCAAATATGTTTCGTCTCTTATTATCTGTACCAGATTTGCGATTATAACCGGTCTTGTTGCCGTTGTAGTCTTAAAGCCGAATGACTTTTTAACCGCGCCTGTAAATGTATCGGGCGTTTCTCTGACATACTGTTTATGATAGCCTATCCTTGACAGTTCCCTTATAGGGAATGTTGAAAAGTTAGCCTCTATTCCGACCAAAGCGTTATTATAATACATACCCAAGCAATATATTTGCCTTGTATATTCGTCCTCGTCCATTGTATCAGACCGCAGTACCGCCACCTGTTCCCCTGTCGTATTATCAATGACATGAGCCGTAAAGTAGTCGCTGCCGTCTCCTGCCGTATCTCCGCCGATAACATAAGGCGTATTCTCTGTCGGTTCTTTAAATATCTTTATGCAGCCTTTTACATCGTCTGTAAATCGTGCCTGCTGAATACAAGTACCGTCATATTCATATTCAAAGCCGCCCTGTTTACATTCACAGTCTTTTAAATCGTTTATGCGCCGTATAATCTTTTCGGTATCAAAGACGCATGCCCCCGTAGCAATAAACGCCTCTTCGGGACTTGCGGGATATTCCTGTTTAAACAAATTCATATCGCCGCCGCAGTTGTTTTTAATACACCATCGCCGCCAAGTAAGCTGATCCAGTGTTAAATTATACCGCTGTCGCAGTTCCTTTTCTTCATCGGTCAGCTGAAAACCGTCATAGGGCTTACTGTATTCTGACAGCTCGAACCATGGAAAGAAAACAGATATAAAATCATTCTCGCCGTTTACGGAAGAATCCCACAGCCTTTTGAACTCGTCAAATCCGTTTGCCGTACTTTCGACAATAACCATTGTTCCGGCTGTAGAGGGAACGGACTGTAAAAGACCGTTAAGCGTTTCCATTTTGTCGCCTGTCCAAAATGCGAACTCCGATATATGCACATTTGAGAACGTATCAGATCGTCCGACACCGTCTCCGCCGGCGGTAGCGCATTTTATTTTTGAGTTTAATCCCCTTAAATCCTCACGCCTTGAGGGCGCGTCAAATATTATTTCTTTTGCGTTACTG